TTAAAAGACCTGGTGATTTTTTGCTTGGCAATTGGATGCCGTAAAGGTGAGGCACTTGGATTGACCTGGGATGATATTGACTTTGAAGGAAACCAGATTCACTTCACCCATGTCCGCCGCCGTGTTTTATGCTCTGAGGTTTCAATTGATGAAGAGACTGAAAAAGTTGTTTATAAGTATGACAAGAATGTCAGGGACCAGGGTTTGAAAAATAAATCTAAGATCAAAGTAATCTCACTTGATGACCCTGCATTTGCTCCATTGATCACCATCCTCAAGGAACGCAAGCTGCGCCTGCAGTCTGAATCAGAATATGTTTTCCCGCATGATCCTCGGCACGCATGGCAGCTGCTCATTAAGCGTACCGGAATCAAGGATTTCAAATTCCATGATCTGCGCCACACTTGTGCATCCTATGCCATCCAGGCGGGTAAAACTCTCTTGGAAGTTGCAGTCCAACTCGGACATCAATCTTTGGTCAGTGCGAAACGCTACTCGCATCATGATCCAAAGGCTAATGTTGGAACCGGTGCTGCGGTGGCATCTCGATTGTTTGGATCTGATAAATCTCTTTATGAATTAAATAAAGAAGGTGTCTTAAATATTGGATAATGAAAACTTTAACTAAGGAAGAAATGAAAGAGCAGGGACGGCGGATCAAGAAGGTCCGCCAGGATCAGAATCTGAAACAGGATGATTTCTGCGATGCATTGGGTATCAGCAGATTCAGTCTGGGAAGGATTGAACGAGGTGATCAGGCTATTGATAGCCCATCACTTTTTAACTTAAATCAAAAGTTTGGTGTCTCATCAGACTTTATTCTTTTTGGCAAAATATCTGGACCTAATTTAGATGTTGATGCAATCAAAAAAGAATTGGAAACAACCAAAGAATTACTCGCAGCCAAAACTGAAATAATTCAGCTTTTAAAGGATGCTGCGGGTGTCAAATGATTCAGAAAGTGCCTTGTTCGTAGGCGAATTATACATAGGAGAACATTATGGATATTGTGTTAAAGGTAAGAAAATCAAAAATCTGGCAAACCCCACCAAATGTTGAATGTCAATGTTTGGGTGCTGAATGGTCAAGAAAATCAAATATAGCGTACATAGGAAAAATTGATTTGGGGGGGGCGAAATGACCGGATTTAAAGAAACCCAAATTATACAATGTCCCACCAGAAAATCATTTGATGCCCATTTTAAGGCGTGGGATAAAATCGAGGAAATTGGCAGATCCCATGATTGTGATTTTCACTGGAGTGTTCTAAATGAAAAAGAGAAAACTTTTATTTTAAAATTATGCGGATGTTCCAAACAACATCAGCAGAATGCTTTGATTGATGTTATGAAGTTTTTGTGCAAGGAAGGGATTGATCCAGCAATAATTATCAGCACTAAAACAGAAAAGTCAGAGGAAGAGAAACAGCTGCTGCGAGTGCAGCGTATTCTTAAATCTGCTTAAACGCATACACAATGCATACACATGGCGAAATCGGAAGTTGCCTTAACCCCTCAAACCGTTGATATTACTAGACGGAGATGGATGCGTCACTGGTGGGCGCCCCGGTCTTCAAATCTGGGGCGTTGCAGTAATATCAACGGTTTAGCTTAAAAAAATACGCATACAAACGCATATACAGCACCTAATGCATACACAAATGCATACACAAAAATATTACTTCTTCTTAAATCCGTAAGATCCTTTTGGCTTCCGCGTAGCTTTTGAAACCTTCCGCCGTCCGGCAGCAGACATCTTCTTCCCAGCTTGCTTTCCCCTAGTCATTCCAAGTCTCTCATCAAGGCGTGCATTGTATCCTTGTTTCTTTCTTCCTGGCATAAATCAACTCCAATAAAGATTAATATTTTCGCACTGGTTTTTTACCAGGGCGGTTTTTCCTCGGCGGTATTTTGCCGGGGTACATCATAGTTTAAAATGCTTTGGCAGATTATGAACAATTGCTTTTTGTGCCTGCTCGGATAATTCATTCATTGCATTCTTAGAAAATGTTTTTGCCTGGTCTGCAGTCAAAGAATTTTTATCATCATTCACTGCATCAAAAAACGCTTTTGCACCCCACAAAATTAATTCTTTTGCAATCTGCATTTCTAATCCGGTCATTTCTTTTTCCTTATTTTAGTTCCATGTTTTTTCTTCCAGGATTTATAAATCTTGGGTTTATTAATCGCCAAAAAGGTCCGTTGCTTTTTTGATTTAAAAGGCATCAATAGCTCCACATAGCTTGTGTGGGCCGGTCCACTCCATCGATGTGAATAAACCGATCCGCGTGATTTCCTTTTTGGGAAACGCCCAAACCATTGGCGCCAACCTTTTGAGCAATCGCAAACAGCTCCATCGCCTTTGGTCCGGAAACCAGAATATCAGCTGCGCGGCTTCCGTTTTTTGCATGGGTGTGTGGTCCATTTTTTACTGTGGAAACTTTTCCATTATGCTCATCACATCTAAATGCCGAGCTGACCCGCATGGGATTCCCATATGCTTTCCGGATCTCTTCCAGCAGCTTCATAAAATCCGGGTCCATGTCGGCNCGNTTNCANTTGCCACATCGGCATACCATTTCATTATATGAAAAATGTGGTGATATCATTTTGGCCATAACAATTATTCCAACTGGATAAATTAAAAATTCCCGGCGTGTCAGCCTGGTGTCATTCTTCCAAAGCTTTCCTAACCAGATCNAGCGCCTGGTCATCCAATCGGTTTTTTGTCGATTGAGTGAGCGCCGTAAGTAAGAGAAGAGTGATTTGAATAACAAATTTTTCCGAGGTCAGTTTCTGGATCGTGGCTGCTAAGAATTTGGGCATTATGTTTTTCCGTTTGAGTCATTTGCTTCGGTGCTGTCAAACCAGTATCCAACCGTTTGACTTAATTGAGTGGCCGAGGCGCCCACAATAACGCTGCTGATGGTCTGCATTGATTCAGGAATTTCAACCATAAATATCAATAAGAGATTTGTTAAAAAAATTGCCATCAAGACCAGAGTCAATGTGGCGCGGACTGCAAGTTTTGCCGTCATGCTCTGATGCGCTCAAGTTCTCTGCTGATGTTTTGGAGTTCCACCCCATGCTCCACCAGGGTCTTGTTTGTTTCCTTTATAACATCCAGCAGACGCCCTTCTAACTCACGCCGATCCGCACGCGCCTGGCCATTTGTTTTCCAGATAAACCAGGACAAAAATATTAATCCAACGCCTGCAATTCCCTGGTCAATTAAAACGCCAAGGATTTGCTCAGATGGATCTTGATCTTGCTGATCGGAATACCGGCGTGGTTCCGGTGGAATGTTCATTTGCCTTAATCGAGGTTCATAAATTCCATGGTAAGAAGCCTCATGATCTCGCGCCTGAACATCCGCAAAAACTGGTGCCACCCAAAACGATAAAATTATTAAGGCCGATGCTTTCATAACTGCAGTGCTGCCTGGGTTTGCGTTTCTAATCCTGGAACTTTCATTGGCGCTTGGCTTCCTCTCTGCTGGATCGGCTGCCGCTGCTGCTCATAAAACTGCTGCGTGCTTTGGATAAAATTCGTTTGGAGACTTGGGTCCAGTGCCTGCTGGAAAAACTTGGAAAGGGATGCCCGGCGTGCGCCATCGAGGTTGGGCTGCTTGCCAGCAAATTCCTGGAGCAAGTATTTTTTCTGATCCTGGTAGAGTCTTGGGAAAACCGTGGTGATGGCTTCCATATGTTCTTTGGTTAGGCTTCCGCCGGCAACGTGCATCAGAATTGAATTAGGATCATTGACGGTTTCCACATACCTCATAAACCGCATTATTGAGGGCATAGAAGGAAGGGAATTTTGATTCGTATAAAGCAGGGTCTGTCCGGCTATCGGACTCACCGGCAGCTTTTCCTGGAGAAAATTGATGCCGTTGGTCATGGTCTGGATCAGCTCCAGGTTGATTGACTGATCACCATCGACTTCCGGAACCATGCGTTCCATTCTGGCAAATAGTGTCTGAGGATTTCCTGCAAAGTTATTCAGATCATCCCGGACTTTTTCAAACTGCTTTAAAGTGACTTCTGGTGATGGCGGTGTCGGTGCCACAAATTTGACAGCAGCTGCATCGCCAACCCTGGTGAGTGATCCCACTGCGGCCTTAATCATCTTCTCGGATTTGCCT